CACAACTTGATCGTGGCGAATGTCACGACCATGTTGCACCGCTCGGGGTTCTCCGAGCGTGTTTTAGTGACACCGCCCTTGATGCGGATGATCTGCGTCAAGAGTTGGCGGCCGAGCTGTGGAATGCCTGTGCCCTTGATAATGCACAGGGCTGGTTGCAAGAGTCGGAGGTTCAACAGTGGCAGCGCATGGGTTCTTCTTCTCTGCGGTACCCGTATCCCGTTATGAGACCTGACGGGGGTATGTCTCTGCAGGGTAAGTTCATGCGCTACTTTGAACCGCGTGTGGTTAAAGTCAACCCACGTTCCGCCTCTTACGCTGATCAGCAGGTGGCGAAGTTGTGGCCGAAAGGACGGGCACGTTTCACCCCAGAACCGCTGGATAATGCGGTCTGCCTGTTCAAACGAGACACCAACTTTGGCTTCCCGCGGTGTACGACTGATCAGGAGAATCTCCACTACTATTATCTGGAATCTTGCCGGATGATGGAGCGGGGGTTTCCCACTGCCGATGCATCAGACTATCCGTGTATCGCAACTACGCGGACTCAGGCGGCAGGTTATCATCAGTTCGCGAAGGACCGCGCGCTCTCGATGTATTGTAGGGCGGTGTCCAACCATGAGAAGAGGCTATAGATGCCTCTTTTCCGGGCGCTGAGGGATTTACAACCCTTTGCCGCATGGCGAGGTCAGCGAGAGACTGACATCGCAATTACCGCCCTCTTCGAGCGCCGACCAGGAGAGGTGTTGTCAGTCGACTTCACCTCATTTGATGTTAGTGTCCCATTTGATGTGTTGACGCGCATCTTTGCTATTATGGGATCCTGGTTTGATGGGGAGTCATTTCCTCTTATCCGCTTCATTGGGGAGGCGTTTATGAGGTCGGGGATCTACTTGCCAGACGTGTATCTTCACGGAGATGCGCGCACTGGTGGTGTTCCCTCAGGTTCAGGCTTAACGAACCTGGTCGGCAGTCTGGTTAACCTATGGGTCTTTCACTATGCCGCCCATCGAGATGGTGGTAGGGTGAAGGATTCGCTAGTGAATGGTGACGATGGGGTATACACCTTCGATGGTGTCAGCTCAATCGCCAGGTTATCAGAGATCCTGTTCGATGAGTTGGGCATGCTTGTCAAGATGGATCCCTCAAAGAACCTCGTTTCAGAATGTCAGGTGAAGTTCTTGCAAATGGATCATCACCTTGAGTATCGTGTTGAGGGTCTTTGTGTTGGGTCACGTCCGGTACATAGGGTCCTAACTGGGATGACTGGTATGGAACGCCGTGTGCCGGTGAAACGTCTTGGGCTGCGTGATGAACCTCCAACGCGTTGGAGGGGTATCTTCAACACCTTTCGTTGGCTGCAGCAGATGGAGGCGAGCGCGAATAATCCGTGCTTTGAGGCCTTCGTGCTGTGGTTTTGGGACAAGGACGAGTATCTCGCTGAAGCTCTGGATGCCATCATCCGGGGTGATAAAGTCGTTGATCTCGCTTGTGCCATGCTGTCTGTCGGGGAAGGAGAGGAATCAATCCTCTCCGTAAGAGCTTTTCGTAGTTCGAGGGTCGTCACGACTCTGCGAAGGTTGTGCGGTGCATGATGTCTTACCCCACATCCGGGAGGATGAGGGGTGCACGTTGTTGGTGTGATTTTTATCACATCATTGATTTCCTTCACAAGCCTCGGTATTTCGGGGCGTTTATTGGAGATTTTGTTATGGCTCGTTCAAAGGCTGCTCGTAGGCGCCGTTCACGAGGTGCTGTTGACATCCCTTATGGCAAAATGAGGGGGTCTCACCAAGGCAATTGGATCATTGGTGGGACCGCTGTCGACAATGCCGGCTTGGCGCTTGGTGGGTTTCTTGGGACTTGGTCACCGACCGCTGCTTTTCCAACGACGGGAATTGTAAACACTGGCTCTGTTACTTATCAGGCCGTTGTCATTCCCGCCGGTATCAATGTTGCTGCGCCCACTGTGGGGCGTGTCAGGGTTGATGAGTTGAAGGGCCGTCTCTTGTTTCAACCGTATGCCACGGTTGCGAATTATCGCGTTGCCGTGGCCATATATATCTCGGAGTTTACGATCAACACGTCTGCTTTTGACGTGATTAATCCGATCAACCCCGCTGATGGTGCGAGGGATGAGTACTTCTTTCTCGAAGCGCGGGAGTTCGACCTTTGTACTCCCTTGACGCACACTTCGCCGTATGCCGAGGCTCACATGGACATCAAGTTGTCCGAGCCTGTTTACGTGTCTGGTGGTCAGGCTCTGCACATTACGGTGGCTCAGGCCAACAATGCCGCAGCTGCGTTGTGCTGTTTTCCCGCCTTTCGTGTCAGGGTCTCTTCGATCACGTAGCGTCCTGTGTGTTCCTTTTGTTCCTCTTTGAGGGTTGTTTATGCACCGCTTCAGGATTGTGGATGCCTTGTTAAAACTTGGTCTCCTCTTTACCCTTTGTTGGTGTGCTCTTGAGTTTCGCAAGATTTCAGGGGTTCTTCATGAGCTCCTCCTTGCGCTCATCAAGCTCTCAACTGTTTAAAGAGGGGAGGGTCATTTGAAGTCTCTATGTCCACCCACGACCCGGGTTCCGGTGAATGCCCGTTGGTACATTTGTCCCATTCAAGTTCTGGCAACAGGGGTTCCATATACCCCGTTTACTGGAACGTGGGGTTCGATTGTCTCTGTACCACCCCAGTCATCGGTCAATCTTGGTGTCATAATGTTAGCTCCCGCCGTTGTTATACCGCGGGGCACTGCCACTCTAATGTCTCGAGTGCGTGTTCATCGTGTGTATGTTCACGTCTTTTCTTGGGTTGACCCTGGTGCGACTTCCATTTTTGGTAATGTCACCATTTCAGGGTCGGCACCCATCCAGATTACCGGTAATTGGCCGATATATAACACCCAGATCAATACCAACCCGTGGATCACACCGGCTGGTACTGGGCTTATATCAGGGGCCATAACCCTTGCTGGGGCAGTTACGACCGAAGGGTCTGTTTCTGGCTCTGGCACTTACTCTGAAGCTGGTTTCATTGCTCCTGACCCGTCGAATTCGCCGGGCTGGGAGTTTAATGTTGATCAAACTTCGGGTTCAGCGCTACTCACTTCGGTGGTGGCGTCTGGGTTGGTTCCCCTTAAGTTTGGATGGGGGGAGGGTGATTTGACGACCACTAATATTGGTTCGGACTCTTTTGCGGCGACTGAAGAGTCGTCGACTACTGTTCCGAACCTTAATGTTAATCTCTCGTTGACTTTACCGGCCCTGAATTTCGTGAATGTCCTCGTATCCACACCTCAGTCCCCCCTATCATTGGGGGTTAGTGGTGGTGATGTGACCTTTAATATGAGTGCTGCAGGGAATGGTGGGCTCCAACAACCTTATGTTGTTGGTTTTGCCCTTTACCACTCCCAGGCGATTGCTTCTGGTAATATCTTAAATCCCTATAATTGGAGGGTGATTGATATTATCAACAATCAGTCTGATGCGGTTACTCCCTTGTATGACATGGTGACTGATGTGTTTAACACACCTGTTGCCGTGTCGACGTCAAATTCGGCTAGGGAGTGGGTTTTGGACCTGCCCGAGCCGGTTGATGTTGGTGCGGGGGAGGCTCTTTTGGTCTCTATCGCCAATGGCACCGCGACTGTCACGATGAGTATGGTTTGCTTTGTTAAG